GTCAACCCAAACAGATCAGTTCTTGAAACTGTAGGCTCTTGGTCGAAAGTCTATGAGACAAAGAATATCGGTATCGTAAGAGCTACCGTTGTATCAAATAACGACTAGAGGTAATTATGACTTCATTATTTGACGTAACTGCTGGTAAGGCCATTGGGCCTGTTACTGGCGGAACAGTTACTCAGGCGAGTAACAAGTCAACTGCTGTCACTCTAAATACAGAGTCAGGACAGATCACAATGAATAATGCTGCTCTGGCTGATGGAGCAGAAGTTACATTTCAAGTAAACAATGATCGTGTGGCTGCAACAGATTGTCCTTATGCCTGTCTTGGGGCTACTGGGACTGCTGGTGCTTACACAGTTAATGTTTCTGCTGTAGCTGCTGGTTCGTTTAAAGTTACTGTTGGAAATGTTTCTGGCGGTGCTTTAAGTGAAGCTGCTGTTATTAACTTTGTACTCTGGAAGGGTGCATCAAGTTAATGGGGATGTACGCATTTAGGCGTATGAGGGAACAAAACGAAGCTGCTCAAAAGGCGGCTTCAGTTTCCACCTCAAAGCCAAAACCAAAACGTAAGACAAAAAAGGAAACAACTAATGGCGATCTCAATAGTATCGACAGTCGGTAGTTCTACAGCTAACAGTTATGTCACATTAACTGAGGCTCAAGCTTTTATTGATGGCCTTACAGAATCTGATGACGTAGTTGCATGGGGTAACAGCACTGAAGATCAAAAAAACAGAGCTTTATTTTCAAGCACTAGAAGAATAGATCGAGAAAAATTCTTAGGTGCTAAAGCTTCTGATACACAGGCAAGAATGTGGCCTCGCAGTGGTGTTCGAGTTCCAGATCAATATACAAATTTGTATGGTTTATCTTTTCCTAACCGAATATTGGCTGATTATTACACAGACACAGAGATTCCAGATGAGGTGAAACATGCACAGATAGAACTTGCTGTTTATCTAAATAATAATAAAGATGGTATTGGTCTAAGTGGCCTAGAAGATTTTGCAACAATGAGTGTAGGAAATATAAATATCACTCCTAATTTTTTTGGAAGAGTGGGAGTTGATCGCATACCGCCAATTATTGACCATTACTTGATAGGTCTTAGAATAGGTGGAAGTGCTAATCTATCAATCAAGAGGTCTTAACTAATGACATACGAATATCCAGCCGCAATCATCATTACTGATACAAATGCCCATACAGGCAGATTTGGAAAGGTGCATTGTTTAACAGATGCGAGTGCTACTTTTGTCGCAGAAAACATTACAGAAAATGGATCTTCAACAATTAATGGCATAACAATGAAGGCTTCAAGTGAAGTTTGCGGAGTTATTACAAGTATTACTCTTGCCAGTGGTCAAGTTATAGCTTATTACTTATGAGCATTGCATCAGGCATTATTAAAGGTGTAAGCGCAGCAATGCGGGCTGTGGGAGGTGATATTACTTTGGTTAGGTTTACAGAGGGTACTTATGATGAAGAGTCTGGTGTTTTTTATAACAATGAAACTAAAGTTACAATTAAAGGCACTTTAAGTAATGTTAGTAGAAGTCAAGCTAATGATTTAATAGAAGCACAGGATAAAAACTTAACTATTTCTGCTGGCGATATAACTTTTGTGCCAACTACAAAAGATAAAGTACTAATAAGTGGTATCAGTTATAGAATTATTCAAGTTAATGTAAATGAGCAAAATAATACACCACTAAGCTTTAATCTTATTTTGAGGTAAGAATGACTAGAAGAATAAAAGTAAATCAAATAAAACAATTTTATGAAGAATTAATTGTTGATGCTGTAGCTGGAACAACTCTTGAATGGACAAGAAGGGTGAAAAAAGCAACTCCTGTTGATACTGGGAGATTAAGAGCCGCATGGCAAACAGATATAAAACCACTGCAAGGAACAATAATTAATAATGTTGTTTATGCAGAACCAGTTTGCTTTGGTGTAAATCTTCCACCGTCATGGGGAGGACGTTATAGAACAAGACAGCAAACAGTTGCTGGATTTCCAGAGTTAATTGGAAAAGAATTAGAAATTTATATTAATAAACTTTTTAGGAAATTTTAAATGGCTGCTACAGATTTAAATACCGTTAGAGCTACTATCGAAACACGTTTAAGAGATGAATTTAGGACAAACGAAATAATTCCTATTATTTTTAACAATATGCCTTTTGATTCTCAAAATGTTGATAAATATATTCAATGTATTACTAGCTTTGGTCAGAGTGAATACCTTACACAAGGAAACGCTACCAGTGCAACAAATCTTGTTGTTGGTCTTACTACTTTTAATATTTTTACAGAGCAAGGTTTAGGATCTGGATCTAATTTTGCAATAGGTAAAAGAATAAGAGATTTATTTAATAGGATTACTGCATCAGACGTAAGATTTGACCCGCCTGTTGGCCCTGAGATATTACAACCTAGTCCAGAAGGTAAATTTCAAACCCAGATAAGAGTAACATTTGAATTATATGAAACATTAACAGCATGATTGAAATTACTGAAGAAATGCTAGACGCTATTGAAGCTGTAAAAGGTAGAAGAGATCCAAAATATTGGGATCCACGTTGCAGAAGATATATGGAAAAACTAAGAGCAAATAAAAAAGATGAAAAAAAAGCTGAAAAAGGTTAATATATACTTAAATCTTTTATAAATTGTTATGGCTGCTGTTAAAGGTGACGTAGGTCAAGTTAAATTTGATGACGGTGGTAGTTCGCCCGCTGCTGTCGCTGGTACTAGATCATGGTCTATGTCGATCACAAAGGACACACAAGAAACAACTGTACAAGGTGACACTTTTAAATCTTTTATTGGTGGAGCTATTGAAGGAGAGGGATCTGCGGAGCTTGTATATGATAATGCAGCATCAGGAGAAACCGCTACATTTATGGACGGTATTTTAACCACTGGCGACCCTGCAACAGCTTCTTTTGAACTTTTTCCTGATAGTGGTGCATCAACAAAGAAAATAAGCTTTGTTGGCCTGATAACTAGCTTTGAACAATCTTCATCTCAAGGAGATATAAACACAATTAACATTACATTTAAACCATCTGGAACTATTACATCAGCAATTTAATTTATGGCAACTCAAAGATCAGCGGACATACTGCTTGGAGCATTTAAAGATGAAATGGTCACAAGGAGAAAATTTGAAGTTAAAGATTCTAAAGGAGAAGTCAAATTAACTTTATATTTTAAGCCAATTACAAGATATGCAAGGGTAAGAGCGCAACAACTAGCTGGATCAGATGATGCTTTAGTTATATCAACACAATTACTTTGTCAGATGGCAGAAAAAGAAGATGGAACTCCAGCTTTTGATATGTCAGATGCACCAATATTGCAAAGATCTTTACCAGAAAAAGTATTAAATGATTTAGAACTTTTCTTGAACGATATAAAACTTGATATTGATACAGCAAAAAAAGAATAAAAGGGGATAACTGGTTAAGATTTGAGTTTTTCCTTGCAACAGAACTAGGTAAGACAGTACAAGAACTCAGAATAAATTTAACTGAGGTCGAACTTATGTATTGGGCTGCATACTATGAGATAAAATATGACGAAGAAAAAAAAGCATTACAACGACAAAAACACAATTCAAGGTAAAATAAAGTAAAGGTTTTTTTCATTTGTGGCAGAAGCAGTTGTAAAACTTAGAGTTGATGCGACAAACGCAAATAAAGCATTAAATGGTGTACAGGCAAAAACACAAAAGCTTCAATCTTCTTTAGGTGGATTAAAAACAGCTATAGGCGGAATTGGCCTTACACTCTTAGCAAGGCAAGCAATAAATACTTCAGCAAATTTTGAAAAATTAAATGTCAGGCTAGGTCTTTTAACAAAAGCAAATGGCACTTTTGCTAAATCACAGCAAATTGCTGCGGATGCACAAAAAGCATTTGGATTAAGTGCAACAGAAGCACTTGAAGGTATTACAGATATAACAGCAAGATTAGCCCCTTTAGGTGTTGGAGTTGAAGATATAAAA